TATTGTACTGATTAAATGTATCAACATCAAATTTATATGAAGGAAGTTTTATTTCTTTAACAAGTAAATTTATATTTGTAAGATCGTCTGCTTGGAAGACATTTGCTAACTGTGGTATCTGTTGTACATTAAGACTAAACACAACATGGAATAGAAATTTTTTGCGTGGAGAAAGAGCTCCGTTGTTACTACGGAAAGTCTTACTCGCATGTGCATAGTCTTTTAAGAAATCGTTGCCAAAGAATCCTTTGAGAAAGTCTTCACCGAAAGCCATAAGTTACTCCTTAAACTTAATTAGCCAGTTACGACGTCACCCAGTGTTCTTCCTACTGTTGCACCAATTCCTGTTCCAAGTGGTGTTTGTACTGCATTGTCGTAACGTATTGATGTTTCAATAGTTACTGGATCATTTGACCCGTAATCTAAATCACCATAGTTAGCATTTACTAAGAAGCAACCATAAAGTTCCCAAGTCTCAAGTACATTTGGTGTGCTTGTTCCGTTACCGCCATCTAACACTTCACAACGTGTAGTAAATTTGTAATCAATGCCTGAACTTGCTGATGCCTGTTCTAGTGTATCCATTTGCTTTTGAATTTGCTCACCAATTAGTCTACTTACGTTTCCACCAGCATCATCTCTAAATGTAGCTGATACAGCGTCCCATGTTTGACGTCCAGCAAGATAGATTCTACTGTTGTAGATTGGTACTTCAATTTCTTCAAAGTTTATAGTAGGTCTGTTGAAAGTCATTACCTGTTTGGTAAGTTCTGTTCTAGGTGTAGACACGCCAAGATTTTCAAATACCACCCGGTAGCGGTATTTTAGTTTTGGCATTAAAAGTCCTTGTGTAGGACTTGATTGGTCTGATGCCAAAGGCACAGTCATTCTTGTTAGCGATGATACGGCCATTTTATAATTCTCCTTCTTATAGTATTATTTACCAAATTTTAGTCACAAAAAAATGAGGCCGGAGCCTCATTTGTAATTTGTTTTATGTGTTTTAGCTACCGTATGAAATGGTTCCTGAACTTGCTACATTACCTGCGGATATCTCTCCTGTGTTCTTAATCCTAACCGGTATGTAGATAAATTCTACTGCTTTCACTGGTTCAATTGCAACATCAACATATAATTCATTACGATCAATTCTTGCTGGTGTGTTGTTACTGTCATCACACACAACAAGGTAATCGTATATTCCACGCTTTGCTACTAAGTCGATCATTAGACTTTCTATTGAATTCTTAATCTCATCACGTGTTGTAGTATCATTTGGCTCAAAAACAAAGTTCTTACCAATTGTTTCTAGTCTACCTCTAATAAATGCTACAAGTCTTGCAACATTTATTCTATCTAAGGATGTGCCACTGAATGTAGTTTTATTTCCGTAATTTAATATGCCTGAACCAGGAATAAAAGTAATTGGATTTATATTATTTGCATAAAGTGTATCTCTTAGTCCTTGTCTAATAGCAGTTTGTTCAAACTCACCTGTTGTAGCGTTTACATAACCCAATTGTGTTGCATTATCAACTGTACCACGTCTTGTACCTGCTGGTGCTAGCCAAGGAAATGCCACATCATCTGAACGCACAACTGTTCTTAACATCATGTGCGTTGCTGGTGCAACAACTGTTGTTCCTGATAGATCATTTGTTTGACAACTTGGATAAAACACACCAAAGTATGGATCAGCAGTTGTTAAACCATCGCCGTTTGCATTTGTTGCATAGTTTGTTATATCTGTTCCTGTATCTGCCAAACGCATAGGAGCATCACTTAGGATGAATCCTGTGTTATTACGCTCGTTATTAAGTGCAACTAAGTTACTTGCTAGTTCCTCATAGTTTGGAGCACATAGTAAATTAAATATTTTTTGCTCTTCACGTAGTTCTTGTGACCCATCTACTGCGGCTTTTAATGCCTCAACAACAATCTTTCTAACTGCTTTTCTGCCCATACTAGGTGACCCATCTGCGTTATTACCACTTGCAGTAACCCATGCATCTTGCACAGTTGGTAAGGCTCCATATGTAGCAAACGGAAAATCGGTAGAATTAAAGTAATCAACTTGATAGCTCTTTACATTAAAACCGCTACGTCTTGTATTGAATAACAATATGCCTTCAGGATAAAGTGTAGGATCCGGTTTGTCTAAATCTACATAGTCACTTGTAAGCAAACTCTTAATTGTTGGAATGTCGCCTGTAATTGGATCAGTTGTTCCGTTACCTGCCCAACGTGCATCTGCGAAGAGAACTCCGTTTTGTGTGGTTTGATCAGTGTTGTCAATTTCTACCCATTGATCAACTCCCGTTACACTTTCCCATCTGTAGATATCTGGCCATTCGTCTAAATTAGCACTTGATATCCAAATGTCTCCGTAAACTAACGCTGAATCATCGCTTTGTTTAGTTGGTGCAGTTGAGCTAACAATTGGACCGTTTGGAGAAGTATTTGATAAGTTGAATCCTCTCATATCGTTGGTTACATTTTGGTAACCTTTCCAAGTTCCCCCACTTTGTATCAAAATGTCGTTTTCGTTTGTTGCACTGTAGTACCAATTAGTACCATCAGCTGGATCAATGCTTGGTGCAGTTGAACTTGCAGTATACACCGGTGTCTTTCCAAATCCTAATGGTATCCAGTTACTTAAAAGTACACCAGATACATCAAACGGATCATTTCGAACTTGTCCTGTTGCAATTGTGTTAATAAAACCAGCATCTGCTACTGGAGTACCACTTGTATCAGATAAATCAATTATACCACCTTGTGTGTGTTCAATTTGAATTGCACCAGTTGATAATACTCTTGCAGTTGTGTTTGGCACATTTGCGGCAGTAAAAGCCCGTACAAAATGTGTTGCAGTTGTTCCCTCTTGAATTGTGGCAGTCACTGCGGCTGTAAGTGTTGAACTGTTTTTTGCACTTGCTTGGATAGTAAATGTTTCATTAATAACAAATGTTGGTGAAGTATTTTCACTGGTTACCAAAGTTGGACCAGTTTGGAGCCTTTGAAAAAACTTTGTGGCGTAGTTTCCTGTAATAAGAGTGTCATATTTTGAATACAAGGTTCCTGCGGCAATATTGAGCCCGCCACCAGCAGGATCAAGATTCTTTAATGCAGTTTCATCGTTTTGATAAATTGGATTGCTTAATGTATTAAATGTATCTGTTGAGGCAGCATATTGTTTGATAACAAGATTTGCTCCTTCGTTTACATTGTTTAATTTGTACCATGCTGATCCAGTTGGATGAGGCTCTGTGCCTGTTGCTTGCCAACTTGGATTATTGTAGTTATAGCCAAAGTGTAAAACTGGTGCATAGTATGGCTTACCTGATTTAGAAGTGCTGGTTGCAATTCCAATCTCTGTAAGTAGTGTTGAATTGTTTCCATCATCTACCATTAGTATTCCGTTGCCGTTATCAGTTGATCCGTCATTTGATCCATTGGAATCAACATAGATGTTTAATTTACCATCTACTACTTTTGCACTGACACCTGGTATACTTGCACCGTTAATGTCTGATGCAACTGTAGTTAAACTTGTACCCGAAGAAGTCACTGTTATGTCGTTAAACACTGCACTATTGCCAGCACTTATGGTTGGATTAGTTGCAGTACCAATAATTGTAGGCCATGAATTTTTCCATGCATCAGATCCAACTAATGCCCATGTATTTGCTGGCACCACTGGTGAACTCACAGTGTTTCCTGGAGTTTTATAATATACAGGATTATTTGTGTTTGTTACGTTAATTGCATAATCCCCTATGCTACCGATTGAAGCAAGTGGCCCACCGTCTGCTGTTCCGCCAATTAAATCTGCTACAGAGGTAATTGCTATTGGTACTTTGTTTGTAAATGTTTCTGTAGTTGCACTCCATTCGAAGATACCAAATGTGCTAACACCTGTGTCAAACCAGTATGCTCCGTCTGCAGGATCACCTGTTGGACGAACCAGTGTTGCAGTAAGTTCACTTAAATCAACATCTGCTCTTTGTACATAAGCTCTGTTGCTTACACCTAGTGTGCTATATGCGGCAAGTAGACCATATTCGTTAAGTTCATATCCGTTAATAGCAGTTCCGGCTGATGTGCTATAAAAGAACGGTGTACCAAAAGTGGCTGCTAAATCTCTTTGTGATGTTATTAAGTAACATTTATTTGCATTTGCTGCCGTTGTTCCTGCGGCTACTCCGACTCCTGTACCGCTTACTTTATTTTGTGCAGTTGCTATCAAAATGTAAGGTACTGAATTTGTTGCGGCCGGAAGATAATTACTTTCGTCTATTATTGTAACTTCTACGCCTGGTGATGTTAGTGCCATGTTATTGCTTCCTTTTGAATGCTTTTAATCTCTTAATGATATTTATTACAATATGCCAAAATCCACTATTGTTATTGCCCTTTGCAAAGGTTTATGTTACTAAATATCCGTATGAAGAGGCCTATTTGTAATGCTTGTAACCGCCGTTTTGTAGCGATAAACTATACAAAAAATAATATCGTACATTATCGTGCTAGGTGCGATAGTTGTACACGCAAAAATCGCAAGATGAAAGCTCAAGTTCCTCGCTGGCAATTAGAAGGTTATCAAAAAAAGAAACTTTGTGATCGTTGTGGCTTTGTTGCCAAAAGCGGAGCACAAATATTAGTATATCATGTTGATGGAAATTTAAAGAATAGCAATCTTGCTAATCTCAGAAGTATCTGTTTAAATTGTAGTGTTGAGATAGTAAGGCTGGACTTACCCTGGATGGTTGGAGATCTTATCGAGGATTGATGTATGTAATTCTAGTAAAGTACTATCGTTATATATTATGCATTCAAATCTAGTATTGACATCTATCCATTTGTACTCACTTTCATGCACGTCATATCCACTCATTAAATTACTTGTTTTTGGATTATTATTGTCAAATATAGCTCTAGCAAACCATTCAGGATCTTGACCTCTTTTTACTTGCCAAATTTCTCCACCAAGTTCACGTATCATGTTTTGTTCATTACGAAATCTTACATCAGGCACAACATAATTTCCAGGATTGTCTAGCAAATATTTTTTTAGTAAACTTACCCAAACACCTTTATCAAATCCTTCCCTCATACATTCAGTACCAAATTCTTGTAATACTATTCTCGGAGTAATTGATCTTCCAGTTTCAGCAGTCCAAAAATTATCTTCACGCTCACGCCACTCTCTGCTTTCGTCGGTATCGCCTTCAAGCAATGATCGATCCCAACCAAAAATTGTTGCAACACCGTCTTTGAGTTTGTCAGCAAAACTTACTTTAGCAAACCCTTGTGCTACTAATATATCAGCAACAGTTCCTTTACCGCTGCCTATAAGTCCGCAAATACCAACTATCATTTAAGTCCTGCTACCCTTAGGTGTTTAAGTGTTTGTTGTAGTAAATCAATCTGTCTTCTACAATCTTCTAATGCATGGTGACTTGCACGTGGCTTAGGCAAGTCTGGATACAAACTATATACCGTACGTGCATCTCTCACATTCCAAAATTGCCACGGTATAGGCAATCCAAGTTGTTTGAATGCATTTTCTAGTATAACCATATCAAAGGTTGTACCATTAGCCCAAGTAAGTTTGCAATGAAAACACAGCTTGCTCAGTTCCTCAAGTGCTTGCTTTAAAGGTATTCTTCCCGCTTCTGAGAATGCTTCATCCTGTGCTTGTTGTGGTTGTGTTGCCCACCATTCAACAGTTGCATCATCTACTTCTCTGTTGGGTTGACTGTCTATATCGACTCTTGCATAGTAATCTTGTTTTTGGTAACCAACACTAAGTGGATCAAAGGTTT